GCATCTGGTGAAGGATCTTCTGTTTCAAGCCTAGAATTATCTGCCGTTCTTGCTGCGTTAGTTGTATAAAGTGTTACCCAAGCAGGATGTGATGTTGTGATTGAATATAATGCATATCCTTTATAACCAGTAATATCAATGTCTGTTGATACTCCATCAGCGATTGATGCCGTAGCAGCTGAAGGAGATGTACGACTTGGTAATGAACCACCGCCACCGCCTGAACCAACTTCAGAATAATCTGCTAGTCTAACCCAAGAACCTGCATGTGCGTAATATGCTTTACCTGTTCCATGTACGTGAGCAAACATACCGTGATAACTACCAGCTGCGGGTAAATCGCCTTCTGCGTCATATACGTTACCAAATAATACTTTGTTACCGGCCATATCTAAATCAGAACCAGTTATAACACTAATAACTTCATTATTTGATAAACCGCCTCCGCCGCCTGAACCGCTAGCTTGAGGAACCCATTCGTAATCAGTTCCTGACCAAGCTAATACTTGATCCGCTGCCGCAGAGCCTATATTTAAATGAGTATCAACATTAGTGTTTCCATATCCACTTTGGAATGTTATATTACCATTACCGTCAGTTGTAAGAACTTGGTTATTTGCTCCATCATTCACGTAGAATAATAAACTTGTTGGTCTACCAGTTAATGATGTAAATGCACCATCAAATGCGTCGTTGTATAATTCAGTAAAGTTTTCGTTAACTTTAACAAATGCGTTACGTAATGGATCGCCGAGACCATCGTTACCAACCAATCCAACGCCAATCGTTTGCTTTACCATTATTTTGCTCCTAAGTCTTTTCTATCTATTTATTAAACTGTGTCAACCTTTAAGTTGATAGTGTCTACTGTAATCGTTGTTCTGTCTGAACTGTATCGTGGAATAGATGGTAACTGATCTGGTCCAACAATTGGATCTCCGCCAATTAATGGATCATTCTTAATTGTTCTACCAAACTTGGCAGTAACTCCAACTACTTGTTTCTTTTTATATGCAAATGCACCAAATATTCTAGTACCTGCTAGGTGCACATTCTGTTTAAGTGTATCCTTATATGAATCAAAGTCAACAGTTGATTTAATTTGATACGAATATTCCTGATAAAAATCAGAGTCATGTATTCTATTTTGGCTATCATAATATGTATTATCAGTTTTATAACCATTTACATGTGATGTTTCACTTCCCCAAAACCCTGCGGTAATACCTTGAGTGTCTGCAAATAATTGACCCTTAGCTAATACTGTACCAGCTTTGTTTGTAAGGAATACTATTTCTTCGTTTAAATAACCAAAGCCAGAGTTTGTAACTTTTACTTCAGATATTCTACCTGTGGCAAATTGAGTACGCGATCGTACATCGGCGTTTGCTCCAAGTAATTCAGATGAATAATCTCTTTCAGTTGCTATAACTGTATATGATGTACCTTCATGCATAATGTCAGCAGTTACAAATCCGTAGTATGCATATGGTCGAACTTGAATAAACCCTCTGTCAACATTAATAGCCGTTATAATTCCAGCTACACCTGTTGATGGCTGAGTAATATCATCGCCTACTGAAAACGCAGCACTGAATGGATTTATAATTAATCGTTGTTCGTATCTATCAAACGCAATCATTACTTCATCTCTAACTAATGTAAACACATCGTTTAAGTAATCTATGCCTGGATCAATATTTTCAAAATCATTTATTGTTCCAATTTCTAATGGCGTCAACGTAAATGCGTCTTCAATAACAGTACTTAATGTTACGGGGTCTACTAAACCTGACATAGGTTGTGTAGCAGGTGCAGCGTTATAGTTTGCCGCATTTAAAGTGACAGCGAGGAATGGCAAAATAGGGTCAGTAATTAAAGAAATATTTTCGATATTAGAAAGAGACTCAACCTTAACGTCTGTTACATCATTTGTATCCGGATATAAAGCACCAGGTGAACTTTCATTCTTATCAGATATAGTAAATATTCCAGTGATTGTAACGTTTGGTGTTCTGTCTAGTGTTGTAATATCTCGTATTATATTTAAAGTATTGCCAACATCCATCTTAATACCAACGGCTGAAGAATTTTGGCCAATGACTGTTCCCGTATTACCACCACTATCAGTTATTCTTTCCATTGGAACAAATGATAAGTCTGCGTTATTTAAAATAATAACTTGGTTTGAAACTTCGAGTCTTGTATTAGCTATCGTATATCCAAATCCGCCATCAGTTACTTTATAATCGACTATACCTGTAAACTGGTCTTCCGTATCAGTAACGAGGGCTACACCTCCAACACCATAATCACTTTTAATATAAACTTCATCGCCAACTACATTACCTATGGTACCACCAAAGTCAAGGTCGACAACAATGTCAGAAGCTGAGCCATTTAATACGCCGAAGGATATATCTTTACCATCCACACGGGCTACAATATCGTCATACCTTTTAAACGTACCCTTTACATCAGACAAATATAAGATTGGCGTAAGAGTATTATTTAAAAGAATAAAGTTAATTTTATCAACTGGGCCGTTGCCTTTGATACAGATCCAATAATTGTTTTGCTTAATAAATCAAAATATTCGTAATAATTTTCACTGGTTGAATCGTAAAACAACCCGTTGTTTGGTATCATCTGTAGATAATTACCAGTCTGCCATTTAGAGGTAGATGGTTTTAAAATGTATTTAGAAGGATTAAATATTTCAACATCTTCTTGGTAAAACATTCTAAAGAATAAAATAACACTGGACGCTGAACCTTTACGTCTATATAAATCCAATATGTTTTTAACAACTAATCGTACACTTGTATCGTTTAGTAAAGGTAGGTCCGCTAAAAACTTTTTCTGAAAGAATAAAATCATACTCGATAATGTTGTAGTAATATCGCGGTATTCAAACATCCTTCTTGCGTTATATATTGATTGGTTAGGTGTTGTCTCTAAAAATTTATAATAATCGGTAACAAGCGAAACCAACTCATCGTTATTTTCTCTATAAATCGCAGGAAATTGCTGAGCAATTTTAAAGGATATTTGTTTTTCTACTTCTTTTGTATTGCTAACGGGCATTTGTTTGTGAACCTGTAAGTTTAATTGTTACATCAGAATTTTTAATTCCAAATATTCTTCCTGCTGGTGCTTTAATATCATTTGATATTGTATTGGCCTGAATTTTAATACCTGATCCGACAAAGCCGTTAGCAATAAACCCAACTAAGTTAACTTCACCAGTTGTATAATTTACGCTTCCAACAATTGGTTTGATAACTTTAGGATTTGCAATATCATTAGCAATGACTTGGATATTTCCACGGCCATCGTCTTGTAAATATACATCAGTACCGTCAAGTGTATATACACCACTCTTAATTGCTGGTTTATAATCATTAAATCCGTCAGCAGTATCAAAAGGATATGGCTTAACAAGAGCTGCTTCAAATTTAAACGATGGATTAAGAGCAATACCTAATGCTGGTGAATATTCAATGTAAGGCATAATACTAATTGATGTACCAATGATTGCTGTTTCTAAAGCGTCAATAGATGTAGCTATTTTAGAAATCCTTGCAAAAGTATTAAAGTCATCTAAATAAGTATCACTATATAATTTAATAGCATCTCTTATCAATACATCTAAGTCACCTTCTGATTTACTTGTAAGCTTAGGATTATAAGTAACATCAACTGTAGTACAACCATATATGAATTTTGATGGAACGAATACAGGTTCAATAGCCAATGGACTTCTATCTTTTAAATACTCAATATAAGTATTTGATAATGTTGTAGATAAACTCGTTTGGTTTTGACCA